CATACTTCGGGCGATTCTGGACGATACGAGAATCAAATACAGCCAACTTCTCAATGTCGGCACTCATCTTGTTTATGTTCTATCTACAGAAAGTTTTAGAGGAACTCACGCTCCCCATTCTTGAGTTTTCGTGGGGAGTCCCTTCTTCTTGAACATCATCTTGAAGGATACAGAAGATAAGTTCGTCATCGCAATAGGGTAGAGTTGATTATTAATACGGTTCTTCCAGAAGACTTGGACATCTACTCCTTGTAGAGGCTGGTGAGAGGCAAGGAAGTCGGATAGACGGTACTCGGCAGACGGCACATAGTAGATAAAGGACTTCCAAGATGCTGATCCCTTGTCCATCGGCAGAGAGAGATCCGTGATTACGCGGGTGAAAGCAGACTTCGCGGTGGCTTGTGAGTTTCCGATATTGCCTTGTCCGACGATGACGGGAGCGGAGTTTGACTCGGGTTTCACGGGCATCAAGGCTGATGCGAATACGATAGACGAGATGGGAGACCAGAGTGTATCCGTAGACGGTGTCTCTTGCGTGATCGTCCAGTACACCTTCTGCTCGTTGAGGACGGACAGAGGGTTGGAGGCTGGGTTCCCACTTCCAGAAGGGACGAAGCCAAGAGGAGGTGTTCCAGCATACGGTGAGAGACGGTAGTCAGAGACATCCGTGTAATACTTGTTCGGCACAAGGATCTCGTACACATACCCCGTCGGGGCTGGGATACCTACATAAGGACCATTCGTAGGTGAGGATGTGTTCCAGTAGAGGAATGAGAAGTTGGCGAAGAGGTTGTACATATTCGTGTTGAAGAACAGTTTGAACTGGGGAGGCGAAGCAAATCCGCCTTGAGACGAAGAAGGTGTAAAAGAAGTGAGACGGGAACCGTATCCATCGCTATCAAAGGTAATCGTGAAACGCTGGGATGGTCCGTCATACGACATCTGCGGAGGCTGGGCAGTCGCGTTCAAGAAAGAGGCAAGAGTGGTGTAAGGGAATGCTCCTAGACCGCCGAAACTACCGTTCGCAATCCACGCATCACGGTAGGCATAGTAGGTGTCGCAGATCGCACAAGTAGATGGTGGGCGACCGAGAGCATCGGCATTATTAGATAGATCATCGGGATTGAAGAGTGTGAGATTCACGAGGTTCATCCATCGTTGGTAAGTATAGACCCAGTAGTAATCCGTAGAAAGGTCTTGTGGGCGACCTTCTTTCGTTCCGATGAGTTTCCAGAAGGTTGTGTTTGTGGGAACATTACCCGTTGTGGTTTGTGTGGCTTGATAGAATGGACCATCGTAAGTATTCTGGCTCTGTGCGGTGTTCAGTGGGGTAGAGGATACAATCTGACCAGCCGTGTATGTCGTTCCGCCATCGTAGAATCCTTTGAAGTTATCATTCGCCAAAGATTGGGGAAGTGGAGAGATAGTAAGGTTCTTTTTCTGCGGAGAATAAATACAGTATCGCGTTGGTGGAAGGACAGCAAGTGTTACAGATGTAGCAGTGGGAGCAGTCGGAAGTTGAACCCAAGATACTGCCCAAAGAGGATTGACTGCTGGATCGGGAGACAGTCCCGTAGAAGTAGAAATCGCTTGGGCATATTGGGTGAGTCCGTTAATCACACTCACATAGGACACATAGTTTCCACTTACGAATGTTGCTCCCGCCGTCCAAGCCACTATTGTGGGTGGTGTCGTTAGGTAAAGCGTCTGCTGGTAAGGAATCGCCATTCCGTAAGTCGTGAGATTCACATTGACTTGCCCCGTGCCTTGACGAACAGTCGGAATAAATAGCGGTAAGTCCAAGTTGGCTCCGTTCATCGTGAATCGCACGATGGAGAAGTTGTATTTGGAAATATCTTTGAGAATAGGGTAGTCACGAGTCTCGTTGAACACAATGTTCGGATCTTGAATCGCATCACCCGTAGAAGTTTGGTCGTCCGTCGTGTTATTCACGATGTCCGCGTTGTAATACACATAATCGGGGTCAGTATCAGTTCCACCGACATACTGGACAGACGCGAGTTGGCGGTTCATTTGTAATGGACTGGGATTTTGTTTCACCGCTTATTTCTTAATTCCTACATAGGTCAGTCCGCTTACAAAATCGTCGGGACACAGACCCGACTTATCTATAATCCTCTTATACTGCTCCAGCGTTTTGCCCTTGAACATCAGCCGAGCGACGCAGTGCCGACCGCAAGTATTAATATCTCCACTTTCCTCTTGAAAGCCGTGCGTATTGTAATATATCGGCAGACCACTTCGTCGCATAAGATTGGTAAGATAAGGTTGGTCTTCATCCATCTGTTCTAGCCGAGAACGGGGAACATCTTCTAGTTGCTTTTCGGGTTTTTCGCCGTAGGGGTCAAAGAACTCTATTCCTTTCTTTGTGCGCAGCATACAACACCAGTGTCCCGTATGGTCATCCTCCGTCAAGAACAAAATAATACAACGCCCTTTGGAATCAAAGCAGTCTTGGAGCGACCGCTTTTTTGAGAGTTCGGGGTAAGTCATCAAAGAGATATCTCGTCCTAGCAGATGACGGATATCGTCGTCCGATAAGGGATAGTTACGGACTTCTTCTACTTGGTTCATTATAAATGACCAAGAATATATGGGGTTCGCCTTTCGGAAAGGATCAGAAGAAACCAAAGGAGGAAAAAACTCCAAAAGAAGAGAAACCGAAAAAGGTTCCTCGTCTTACGAAGAGTGATGTGCGTATGCTTCTAGATTGTTCGGCGGGATGTATTAATGAACCTCTCCTATGCTGGGTGGAGCGGTGGATGACGCAGTTGATGCGAGAGAGATCGTTTCCTCCCCATCTTGTTCGCGCTGGGGGATATCAATACCTACTTGACTTTCTTGGTGACGGAGCAACAGAGGTTCTGAACGCAATACGCCGAGATCATTATGGCTCGGGAATCCAACTGAATGAAGATGCTGATGTAAATGAGTTTGGCTTCTTGATGGGTGTGCCGATGGTGGTGTGAATTCTTCTACATTAATTCCTACCCTTACTTCCCGCTCACAGCACTGCGAGACGAACCTCCGTCCTATGATGACCACGCAGAAGCGGTAGATGCCGTAAAGTATAATTACTGCCGTCGTGGATAGACCCGCCGACGCTAGTGTATTAAGATCCATTGTAGTATGCCTCTAAAAACTCACAACAATCCAAGAGATACTCACTCCTCCTTGTGCGATGGGAGACGCACTATTGGATACAAAGAACTTTATGCTTCCACCATTATCGGGAGAAGTTTCTATGGCGATCAACCAACAACTCTCCGCCAATTGAATAGTTGTGTCTATGGAACCAGTGGTTCGTTGGAGAGACGCAACGACCTTTGAGTTCGCAGTAAGCAACGGAGATACATTCGTTATACTCGCACTATAATTTGCGTTAGGTATGTCTTGCGTCCAAATGAGAGACCCAAAAATATTCCGTCCGCTCGGCAGAGTTCCGATAGGAGACCCTTGATTCGTCCAGTGCGTAGCATCAGCAACGGGAGTAGTCGCCGAAGGACCAACCGCAAGAATACAAATGTAAAGCACCCCAGAATAGACCACTTGGTTGCCTACGAGATACTGCGTGTATTGATTCCACTGGGCGTAAGACATCTGATTTGTAATGAAGCAAGAGAAGATTGAAAGAATAATACTATGGCTGTGTAAATAGAAATAGTATAAGTCGTATCTAAACTAAAAACCGTCGGATTTTTGTAACTTTTTGTCCTAGTGCTGTTTTGAGAAAGTATCCTACAATCGTTTGAGAAGAGTTGGACAGTAGAGGAGGAGTATGTGAAATGAGGAGTAGGACAAAAACACTCAAAAATTTGACGGTTTTTTAATAGGTTAAACTTTAATCAATCCTAAATACAAATGCGATGGGTTGCGTTCTTCAGTTACCTTGCTCTTACCTTTGCTGTTGCTACTACAACACTGACTCCGACAATGACGGGGACACATACACATACACCGACAACAACAGCAACAGCGACACGGACTCGTATATTCAGTTCCACTCCAACTGGAACTGGAACTGGAACTGGAACCGCGACTAAAAGTAAGACTGGGTCTTTTACAAACACTGCGTCTCATACCCGAACTATCAGTGCGACTCCATCCCGAACTATGTTATTCAGTAAGACTGTGACCCAAACTGCGACGCAAAGTAAAGGTTCTACTGGAACTAGCACCGAAACGGGAACGCAAACGGGAACTCAAACGGGAACGCAAACGGGAACACCGACTTCTACAAACACAATGACGGGAACGCTTACCCAAACTACTACACCTACCACAACACCTTCAGCAACACACACGGTCATACCGAATGTAGGAACAACTTCAGCGCAAACACAAGACTCTCCTCCTAACATCACCTACATTGCGATAGGTAGTGTTATGGGGTGTTTGGTCTTGATGACGATCGTTGTAGTCTTTATCGTTGTAAATAATCGTCCAGCCAAGAAACTCACTCGTCCTTTTATACCGACGATGGTGAATGTTCCTACTTCTGATCTTGCGTCAATGAACCCGTTATCTAACCGTGTCCTTTTTACGCCGCAACAAACTCGTGGTCTAACAACAATAACGGACTGATGGCTGGGTTTGCCGTAGGGTTTTTGATCGCTTGGTTTCGGCAGATGTATAATGACTACCAAAAGCGTTCTACTGGTTGAGGATCCGAGCGTGATGAGCGGATACTAGCCACTGGGGATAGTGTTTATAGACACATACCCACCGCCCTTGCTTCTTTAAATCACGGCAATCATCTTTGGTCATTCCGATGTGGGTCTTGAGTAGGTATGATAGAGCGTGGAAGGAGGTAGCCATTGGATACACGACGATGTGTGTTGCTTCGTTGAGGAGTAGACGGGTCTTCTTGTAATTGGTGAGATAGTGCGACAAGCAAAGCATCGTTGTATTTGTGTGACGACCCATCGTAGCCAGATCATCTATTAGTTTATGAACCACCTTTTCTGCTTGACCCGTAAAGGTATCGTAGTCATCAAAGATCACACAGCAGTCTTGGAACTCGTCTAGTTCGGGGTAGTCATCAATAAGGGTTTGAATATTGATGCGTTTCGGAGGAGGGTTCATCTTATCTAGCGTATTATCTTCCTCTAGTTTGGAGATGAGATAGACGCTACGACTAGGATGGAGTTTGCGATACAGTTCAGCCACACCTTTAGCAAAGTAAGATTTGCCGCTACCCGAAGACCCAGCAATGTAAAAGACTTCGCGCTTCTTGGGATCGGGGGAAGGAAGGACACAGAGTTGAGAGTCGTCGGGAAGGTTGATAGAAGTATCTTTAGCGTCATCATAAAGAATACGCTCGTAAAGGGCTTTACCAAGTCCAGTCTCGCCAACCAACTGGTCGGCTTCCAAACCTTTGTGACGGGCTTCAGCAAGACGGTTCAAGAGTTTGATTCGGTCAGCGGGTTTGACTTCGCGCAACTCGGTAGCATACTTGGATGCTTGAATCTCACCTTTCGGACGACGACCTCCTTTGTGGTCGTCCTCGTGTAAATAAAGCACACTTCCATCTTCTTCACCGCCTTTCACTACGGCGATGGGTTTGGCTCCCTTACTCTTATCAAAGGAGAGAGAGGGCATTTGACTTTATATGGGAAATTTTCACAAAAAGTCATTTGGGATTCCGTGATTTCGTATGATGGGTTAGTGTTTGCTGCTCCATCATACTTATGGATGATTACATATTTTTTGACTTTATTTACCTTCTTAAAACTGTAAAGAGAGTTTTTGGCTACTTCTTTCCACTCTCCAACTTATCAAGAGTAGGTTGTTTATTCCAATAAAAGTGATCTCCAATCCTTGCTGTTTTCAAGGCTTCCTTGTTTCGCAAAGCCCATTCCACTGCCTTATCTTCTATATCTTTCTCATCCAACTTGATATCGGGGTTCTCTTCCAAAAACTTCTTGACGAGATCGTAGTTGTTATCATACAACTTTCGGATTCTTACGACAGTAGGTTTGAGGTCAGCATCATAGAACTGGGCAATCGTAGGTGTTTCTTCCAGTAGTTTGGCTTCTTGCGTATCAATGTATTTCTGGTGCTTTGACTTCTTATACACAAACGCCGACCGTTCTAACTTATCCATACTATCCTTGTTCTTCTCGTATTCTGCCTCCAGTATATCTTTGGAAAGTTGGCGAAGACCGAGAGATGCTGCGCGTTCTAATGGCGAACGATTCTGAAGGTAATGGTAAGCATTACCCAATATATCGCCTACGAACTTGCCTATGCCTTGAGGGTAAGTAGGTCTTGGGAACGCGAAGTTCTTGTTCAGAGTTTCCAGTGATATCTTTCCACCCACAAATTTATGGGACTCTTTTCCAAGTATATCGCTCATCACTTCATCCATCTTCTTCAGTGTTCCCAGAAGTTGTTTGGACGATGAAGTTTTGAGCGCGGAGTTAATGTAACCCAGAAGCGCGAACTCTTTCTTGAGGAAGGGTTCAAGAGCATAGATGTTCGCCATCCGTCCTTTGAACTGGTCTATTTCAAACTTGATATCGCTCATCCGAAGTTTGGATTCTTCTTCTAGTAAGAACTCTAGGGTTCGGATATCGCTTACAATGTGATACAGCCGACCAAGATCGCTATTGAGTATCTCCGTGAGTTTCTCCATCTGCGTCTTATCATCCTTGAACTTCGCAAGACTGAACTGGCGCTTCAACACCTTGAAATACATTCCTTCCGATTCGTAGTAAAGTATGCTTTCTTTGAGTGAGTCTTCGTAATCAAATTTGACGGGGTTCAGTGCCTTACCGTGATTGAATAAGAAATAAATCATTGCGAACTCGGTGTATCGGTTGTTTTGAACCCAAGCCACAACATCTACTTTCGTGATAGCGTGAGACGAGAAACCATCTTGGAGCGTGTAAATCCTTCCATCCTTCAGACGCTTTTTGCCTTCCAAGACTTCAGCCACACTCCACCTTACAATGTTGAACTTGATAGAGTCTTTGGCTTTTACAAGTTGAAGAGGAGTAGGATTGGTAGGAAGTAAGGCAAGAGCCTCCTTCTCTTCAATAGGCGTAATGATTTGGGCTTTGCGGAGTTGTCGGACTTTAGAGCGCGAAGTTTCAGCATTGTATCCCATAACTTCACCGTTATGAACTCGGGTATCTTCGCCAAATACTCGCCATTCAGCCACTTCGCCGCACTTGATATCACCAATGTAAGCGTTGGCGATCTTGGAAGTTCGGCGGATGGCTTCTTTGAACAGAGAAGCACAGTGGTTCAAAGTATCTTTATCGGTCTTCATCTCCATCTCTATGAAATCGTTTGCGTCATAATCTCCAGCATACTGCTGGGAACGAAGAGACATTGAACCTACAAGTTCAACGCCTTTGCCTTTGGTAACAGACATACTATCCAGTATAGCAGTCGCATCTGCTGGGTAGTTTGTAGGGTATTCTTTGGTATCCATTATTCTATTGAGATGATTTTATCGTATTAACAATCTAGACGGCGCTTAAAGTTTTTGCGGAGAGATGCGAGGGTAGAGGACCCATACACTTGAATACACTTACCGTCTTTCGTCGGTCGCTCGTGTTCGGGCATCTCGTTGATTTTACGGGCAAGTTCTACGAATCCTTCACGCGTCTTGGGTAGTTCCATCTTCATTGCCTTACCTTTGCCCGAACGACGAGTTTCTACATTGAACGCTTGAGTATCTTCATCGTAACGACCGCGCACATCGGGAGCGCTTTCACGCACTACAGCCTTGCCCGAATCTGTTGAAATGTGAGCAATCTCGGGACCACGAGCGTATGGAGTAATAGGTTGCTCGGAAGGACCATCAATACCTCCATCATCCATAAACCCTACATT